TCGACAATTTCAGGTATAGATAAAATAACTTTTTCTACAGATACAAAATCTACTTTGTCAGCGACTTTGAGCACTCAGCGCAGCACCTGTGCTGCGATGGCTGATACAGAAAATGCAGGGTATATTGGTGCTGGCACAAATTCTAGTAATGTTAAAACTTCAAGTATAGATAAAGTTAATTTTTCTACAGATGCCGTAACTACTTTATCAGCGACCTTGAGTTCAGGAAGAGAACAGCCAGCAGGTTTCGCTGATTGTGGTGTGTTCTAATGCGTGAAGATATCCAACTCTCGTTAGCGGAAGTGCAAATGCCACGCACCCGATACCAGTTAGAACATTTTGTTATCGGCGCACACGACACACCAGAGATGCAATTCGTTCAAGTCTGCAGGGAACTAGAAGCCCTGCATTACACGATTAAAGAAGTCGCTTTGCAGGTGCGTAAAACCGAATACGAAATAGAGGACTTGCGAGAAAAAGGCGACCGCATTTCACAAGTTGAAGCAGACATCAAAGAACTAGGATTGGAACGCACACGACTGGTCGCTATTGGTGCTGTCCGAGAATACGACACACTTACAGAAATCTATGATTCGATACCGCATTTTACCCGTGAACAGATAGACGCCAGCCAACCTGACTATTGGCAGGCTAGGTTGGGTCGTCAAGCAAACCTGCAAGTTATGTCAGGTTCAGCGAACTGGGCGCACCTAGAAGCCTTAGACCAGATAGGTGTTTTGCAACCGATGATAGAAGCACAACAGGCGAAAGCAAAGGAGTTACAACAATAATGAAATATGCAACTTGGATTATTAGTCGCCCTGAGGGTTCTACACCTGAGCCGTTGATTCGTTCTCGTGGCGGTCAGGCTTCGGGTGGTTTGATGTTGGATAGTGAAACTGTTTTGGGTTATGTGTGGAACGATGTCGATTTGTCAGGTTTAGATAAATGGAATTTTGTTGAGAAAACCTATGTGCAGGCTTTGGAGTTGGCGCAGGCTGTGAACCCTGAATGTTTTTTTGGTGATGATGGCACGATTCAAGCACCACAGGTTGAGTTGCCGTAGTGTCTAGACCGTTTACTCCTCGCACTAGGGTTTCTAGTTATGTGTCGGCTTGGATGCCGACTGGTGACGAAACCAGGCAGTCTGTCGCAGGATATTTCGGTGGCGGCAATGGACCATCGGCACTCATATCAGGTATAGACAAAATAACTTTTCCTGCCGACACCAAATCCACTTTGACTGCGACTTTGACTTCGGCTCGTCAATATCTTGCTGGTATGGCTGACAGTGGTGTTGCAGGGTATTTTGGTGGCGGATTTGACAACACAAATTATTTATCGGGTATTGACAAAATTACTTTTCCTGCTGACACTAAATCTACTTTGACTGCGACATTAACTTCGGCTCGTGGTTTTCTTGCTGGCATGGCTAATTCAAGTGTCGCAGGATATTTTGGTGGCGGATATACTGGAACAACATATCTTTCAGGTATCGACAAAATAACATTTCCTGCAGATACTAAAACTACTCTGGCTGCGACTTTGACTTCGGCTCGTTACGTTCTTGCTGGTATGTCTAATTACGGTGTCGCAGGCTATTTTGGTGGCGGGTCGGACGGGACTGCAAACTTTTCAGGTATTGACAAAATTACTTTTCCTGCCGATACTAAATCCACTTTAACGGCAACATTAAGTTCAGGTAATTATGGTCCAGGCGCTATGGCTAACAGCGGTGTAGCAGGGTATTTTGGTGGCGGTCTTGACGCTGCAAGAATTTCGAGTATCGACAAGATTGCTTTTTCTGCAGATACTAAAACTACTTTGTCGGCTACTTTGACGACTGCTCGTTACAATACTGCTGGTATGGCTGATAGCGGTGTTGCTGGCTATTTCGGTGGCGGATATGATACAGGACGCATTTCAGGCATAGACAAAATAACTTTTCCAGCTGACACTAAATCTACTTTGACTGCGACATTAACTACGGCTAATTTTGTTCTTGGTGCTATGGCTGATTGTGGTGTGTTCTAGATGTGGGAACTCGTCTAACACGCTGGCTGATACCGTTACCAAAATCCCGCAAATAATCAGAACATTTATCCTAAAAATAACTATTAAGTTATAATATAAGCATGAACAAACCGGCCCGAATTTTTATTTTCATAGCTGTATTTATAGCAGTATTTGCTTTGAGCGGATGCGCTCGCTATCGCTATACATGTCAAGAATATGGAAACTGGGAAAAACCAGAATGCAACCCGCCGATTTGTGTTCCGGATGGAACATGCACAAAAGATTTGCTTAAGGAGGCTCCATAATGGGTTATAACAAAAAGCGCTATACGGGAGATGAACTCCATGCAAGAATGATTTTTACAGTAGCTATTGTTTTGGCTATGGTATTTGCGATCACAGTTGTTGGTTTTGTTTATGCATTGATGTTTGTAACTCAACCGATTGGTCAACAATCGCCAAACGACTCTGCGTTTATTGATTTGCTCAAAACACTAACCGTGTTCCTTACTGGTTCGCTTGGTGGTCTGGTCATGTCAAATGGAATGAAGTCAAAAAAATCTGAAGAAGACAAGGATGGTAATGGTATTCCCGATCACCTGGAAGGCGGCTGATGTACGAATACCGAGTAAAGAAAGTTCTTAAAGTTGTAGATGGAGATACGATTGATGTTGACATTGATTTGGGGTTTAATATTTCTTACTATCAGCGAGTTCGTCTTGCTGGTATTGACACTCCAGAGTCTCGGACTACCGATAAAAAAGAAAAAGAACTCGGTCTTGAAGTAAAAGACAGATTAAAGAAAGCCCTAGATGCTGCTACAAATGTTGTAATCAAAACAGAAAAACCTGATAGCGAAGAAAAGTATGGTCGGATTTTGGGTTGGGTATTTCTTGATGATAATAAAGTTTCCATTAACCAAACATTGATTGATGAAGGCTATGCATGGGGTTATATGGGGGATACCAAAATCAAAGACTTTAACGCATTATTAAAAAAACGCAATGGTAAAAAATAATGCGAGTGTGGATTGATCAAGACTTATGTACTGGCGATGGACTATGTGCAGAGATCGCTCCAGATGTGTTCATCATGCTGGAGGATGGATTGGCGTATGTTCAAGAGAATGGGAAGATATATTCAAAGCTGCGCGGCAACCCCGAAGGAGCAGGTGGAGTCGCTTCTTTTGCAGACGACAGGTTGGTTGATGTAATTGAAGCGGCTGAAGATTGCCCAGGTGAATGTATCTTCATAGAGGAATAAAATGAATATTTCTCGCAATGTCCGTTCAGCTTTTGTGCGCAAAATATCATGGTTGCCATTTGCATTGGCATTCATGGGGCTTGTTGCTCCGATACAGCAAGTTAGTGCAGACGAAGAGCCAACTCCAATACCCAATGCTGGCTTTGAAGACAATACTTTTACTGGTTGGTCAAAAGGTAATCAAACCGGAAATTTAAATGCTACAACTATTGGTGGTAACGGCACTGGTGTAACTATTTTTACCGGGTCAAGAACATTTAATCATTCTTCTCATCCAGCCATCGGAAACCCTTTAAAGAACGGCGAGCCAAACCCTTACTATGCTCCAGCTGTCCCAGCAGGTAGCTGGGCATTCCAGCCAAACACTGGTGGGTATGCTGTTGCTTTGCAACCCAAAAATGAGCAAAACTTTACTCAAGCAAGAACAGCTCTTGGTCTTTCAAGTAGTGATGAAACAGCAATCAAAGCAATTCTTACAGCAGACGCTCAAGCCGGTCTTGGTGGAGGTGCTAATCCAACAGATGCTGCTTGGATTACAAGAGAAGTTAAGTTAACAGCTGGCACGACATACACAATGTCTTGGAATTATTTGGGAACAGACTATGTTCCTTTTAATGACGGTTCAATAACATCACTAATTTTTGTTTCAGCTACAGCCCCAACAACTACTACCACAAGCAGTACAACTACTCTTGCGTCAACAACTACTATCGCTCCAACTACAACAATTGCTCCAACTACAACCATTGAGTCCACTACGACTGTTGCATCTACTACAACAATTGCATCCACAACTACAATTGCTCCAACTACAACTGTTGAATCAACAACAACAGTTGCCCCAACAACTACGATTGAGTCAACAACAACCGTTGCTCCCCCAACTACAGTTGAATCAACAACTACAATTCCAGTATCTTCTATGGCTAATGAAGAACCGGTTGTTAAAGTTAATAATTATACTAGATCATATGCGTTGCTTGGATTTACAAATCCGGGAACAGGAGATTATTCAACAAACTCATATGGCGCAACTGGCTGGCAAACATCAACATATGAAGTTTCAGTTACCGGTATTTATAAATTAGGGTTTGCTGTTTTTAATATTGGAGATACCGCTTTGTCTCCGATATTGATTATTGACAACACAAATGGTTCAACACAAAAGTGTGTATCCGGAACTTGTTCGTCATTTGGTGGAGTGCCATCAAATAATTCAACAGCTCCAACCGTTGCACCAACGACAACTACTGGGGCTACAACGACTTCTACATCAACTACGACTTCAACCACCACCACAAGTAGCACCACTACCACAAGTAGCACAACCACCACAAGTAGCACCACTACCACTGTTTTTATAAATACAACAACCCCGCCAACAACCCCAACCCCTGTAGAAAATGGCTCAGGAGGCTCTACAGGCCCTTCTGAACCCGTTTCAAGCCCAGTAGACACCACACCACCACAAGAGTCAACGCCAGAGCCTGAGCAAGAATCCACACCAGAGAAGCTTCCAGAAGAAACATTACCTGAAACTCAACAGCCAGAAACAACAACCCCAGAAGAGCCGGAGCCAGTTGAATCAACTTTACCGCCAATAATAATAGAGCCAACAGAGCCTGAAACGGTAGAAGTAAAAGATCCAAAAACCACATATGTTGATGATATCACTCTGCCAGAAGAATTCAACAACCTGCCAGAAGATGCTTCTGCTGAAGAAATACTGGAAATCATTACGGAAGTTGATTTCACGAAAATATCTGACGACCAGTTTGAAGCCGTGCTTGACAAAGTGTTTGAAGATATTTCAGACACAGAAAAGGTAACTGAAGTCCTTACTTCATTGCTGTCCGAAGAATTAGATAAAGAACAACTTGTATCAGTAATGGAAGCAGTATTTAGTGAAGATGCTTCTGTGAACCAAATGAGCGCGGTTGTGGATGACCTCTTGAAAACAGACCTATCGGGAGAAGAATTGGCGGCGGTTTTTAATGCGGTGTTTGATGAAGACCTTTCGGATAAAGAAACAATTGAATTGGCTCAAGAGATTTTAAAGGGAGAACTTGACGCAGAAGAATTCGGAACTGTTATTGATGCCATCTTTGACGAAGTTGTTACTGACGAAGTTTTGATTAAAACATTTACTGCGGTTTTAGAAACTGAACTTGACGCAGAAAAGTTTGAAGCGATAGTTAATGTTCTTGAATCTGAAGTTATTTCCAAAGAACAGGTCGCTGAAGTAGTTACTTTGATTATTCAACAGGAAGGTGGAGTTGATGCGGAACAAGCAACGGAACTTGCAACAAGCCCCAAAGTGTTGGCGAGCATTGACGGCGAACAAGCAACGGAAGTGTTTGATGCCGTTGTTGCGTCAGAGGTGTCGCCAGAAGATGGCGCTGCGATTGTAGAGGCTGTTCAAGAAGCTCCGATAGAAGTTAAAGAAGCATTTGAAGAAGAAATAAATATATTTGAAGGGGTTTTTGATGGTTATATTGCTATTGGTTCAACAGTTGATATCGGTGATCGCAGATTACTTATTGCCGCAGCTGCTGCTATAGCAACTGTCGCAGCAAATACTTTAGCAGGAGGTTCTGCTCCAAGTGGTTCTGGTGGAAGTGGTAGTGGTCCAAGCGGTAGTCCAAATGATGCTGCAAGAAAAGAAGAAGAGCAAGAGATGGCTGGTGAAATATCTGGCGGTGATGATGACGATACAGATTATGCTAAAAATAGCATTTACAAGTATTATATTAAGGAGGGTATAGAAATGAAGAAATTTGATTGGTTGGGTTTTGTTAAAAAACTATGGGATATAACTGGCGGTATTGCATTTACCATTGCAGGCAGTGTTGTTGTATATTACACACTTTCCGGGGTAACACAAACTATTGCTTTAGTTTCAACTGTAGTTGCTTGTGTAGTGCATTATACTCATCAAATACTTAAAAACGATATTGACTGATTTACCTTTAAAGCTTGGTGGTGTATACTTGTAGTTGGCACCAATGGGTGCTAGGAGGGTGATCCATGTCTAGTTTGTTAAGTGAGAATAATAAGAAGATGTTAGCGTCTTATGCTCGGTCCTGCATTGGTGCAGGTCTTGCAGTATACATGACGGGGAACACAAACCCCAAGGATATTGGCGCAGCCGCTCTCGCAGCGATTGTTCCTGTTCTTATGCGTTGGTTGAATCCAAATGATTCAGCCTTTGGTCGTTCCAAGTAATATTCACTAAGGAGTCTACATGAATAAAAAAGTTGAATGGGATATTGTTGTTCCAATTAAATTACCAATTAGTTTAAAAAATGTAGAACCTGGCAAACTCCACCCATCGCTTCTCCGTGAAATCCCGCAAGGAGGTAAATTACATTACCTCGCTGCTGATGCATGGAATGCGATGGTGGATGCTGCTAAAGCAGATGGAATTGAATTAAAGCCCACAAGTTCTGGTGATACTTATAGAAGTTATGATGTTCAAAAGGCCGGCTTTTTACAAAGATATCAATTAGAGCCTGTAGCTAATCAAAGCACTAAAACATTTGAGGGCAAAACCTGGTATCTCAAGAGAGGTATGGCGATGATGGCTACACCAGGAAAATCCAATCACAACCTTGGTCTTGCTGTTGACATTCATTCAGCCAGTGAGAAAAAGAGGCTTGATTGGTTGATTAAAAATGTTCTTAAGTTTGGATGGTCTTGGGAAGTGGTTCCGAGCGAACCCTGGCATATACGCTATACAGAGGGTGATCAAGTTCCTCAAGCTGTTAAAGAATGGCTTGCACTTCATCCAAAAGACCCAGGTATTTTCGGAACTCCAGCAGAGCAAAAAGCTGCTGCTGCAGCCGCTACTGAAGCTGCTGTTAAAGCACAAGAACCTAAAAAAATAGATATTTCTATCGCAAATGGTAAACCAAAAATTATTAAAGATTACAAAGGTAAAGCCGTGAAAGAAGCGCAAGAGCTATTAACGAAACACGGTTTTCAATGCCGCCCTGATGGCGATTTTGGTCCAAAGACTCAAGAAGTTGTTAAGCAATTTCAAAAATCAAAATCTATTCCTATCACTGGAGAAGTTGACGAAACAACATGGGCTGCTTTGCTCTCTTAAGTAATTTGATATAAAATTACATAGGAGTAATTATGGCTGCAACTAGAAATATTACTATATATCAAGGCGATACTTACGCACATGAATTGCGTATAAGAAATAGCGCCAATGCTAATGTTAATATTACAAGTCGGACATATACTGGTCAAATTAGAAAAAAAAGAAATTCAGAAGCTATAACTGCTACTTTTTCATCAGAGATAACTAGCGCCGCTAATGGCGTTGTCGTTATGTCTTTGTCTTCGGCTAATACTGCAAATATCGCGGCTGGAACATATGTGTATGATTTTCAAGAAACAAACGGTAATGCTGTTACAACATTAATAACCGGAACTTGCACAGTCACTGGCGAGGTCAGCCGATAATGGCTGCTGACATCACCACTGTTCAGATAAATAGTGGCGATATAACTTCTCTTTCTATTACAAATGATGTTTCAAATGTTACTGTTGCTAGTGAAATCACGGCAATTACTGTGCAAACAAATGACACGACTGTGTTAACACAATCAGCAGGAACAATTAATTTAGCAAGTTTAAGTTTGGCAACGACTGTTACAGATATTGCCAGAAGTGGAGTTGTGGGTACAAGCGTTTTAGCGGCTAGAGCAGATCATGTTCATAGCGCAGCTAATTTATTATTAGATGGAGGAAACTACTAATGGCAAATACACTAAGAATTAAAAGAAGGTCATCAGCTGGAGCAGCTGGTGCGCCAACAAGTTTGGAGAATGCAGAATTAGCTTTTAACGAAGCTGATAATATTCTTTATTACGGGACAGGTACTGGTGGCGCTGGAGGCTCAGCGACTTCTGTTATTGCCATTGCTGGTTATGGGGCTTACCTAACACTTGGAACCGAACAAACGGTTACTGGTAATAAAACATTTTCTGGAACCGTTTCTGTTGCAACGCCATCGGCTAATGCGCATGCGGCAACTAAACTTTATGTTGACAATGCAATATCTAATGTTGCAACATCTTTTACAGCCGCTGGCGATAGCGGTACTGTTACGATTTCAAGCGGGACAGACACATTAACAATTGCAGGTGGAACTGGATTAACATCTATCGCAGCTGCAACAGATACAGTTACGATTAATCTTGACAATACAGCAGTTACTGCTGGTAGCTATGGTGGTTCAGGAACTGTTGGAACTTTTACAGTTGATGCACAAGGTCGTTTGACAGCTGCTGCTAATTCAACAATTTCAATTACAGCTTCTCAAATCAGTGATAGAACAACAAACCTTGTTACTGGCTTGTCGGGTACTGCAAATGAAATTACAGTTTCCAACTCTGGAGTGGGTGCAGTAACACTTAGCTTGCCGGCAAATGTTACTATTTCAAACAACCTTACCGTAACTGGCGATTTAACTGTACAGGGCAATACAACAACTCTTAATACATCAACTCTTGTTATTGAAGATAAGAATGTTGTTTTGGCAAATGTTGCCAGTCCAAATGACACAACAGCAGATGGCGCTGGTTTAACAATTCTTGGTGCTTCTAATAAGACTTGGAACTGGGTTGATGCAACTGATTCTTGGACATCATCTGAACACATCAATCTTGCATCTGGAAAAGTTTTTAAGATTAATGGAACAACAGTGTTGAGTGGAACAAATCTTGACAATGTTACTATTGATGGTGGTACTTTTTAATTAGGAGAATCAATGGCTAACATTGTAAAACTTAAAAGATCTGGGACTGCCAATGCGGCTCCAGTTGCTAATTCATTAGAGCATGGAGAGCTTGCAATCAACTATGCTGACGGGATTTTATTTTATAAAGACGCAAGCAATACCGTAATTTCCTTCAGCATAACGGATGCAATTGCTAGCTCTAATCTTGACACAGATGTTGCTGATTTAGAAGTATCTGTAGCCATGCAAACCTTCTAGGGCTTGGAACAGCTTTTCTGTTATAATTGAATATTATGGATGATGTAAAAATAAACACAAGTAAGACATTAACCCTTACTTTACCAA